TCTGCGTCATTTGTACTGCCTGTAAAATCTTTGATGTAGTTTACAAGCGCATCGGCTGTGGGAACGGTATACATTTATTAATGTCCTTTAAAATATTTCTTCTCACCCTTTTTAGTAGGATAAGGAACTGAAACTGGGATGGGCAACTTGCCACCTGGATAGCACACATACTCGGGATACTCTGTTTCCACTACTCGGTAAAACTGTGCTTTGAGCGTTCTGTCGTTCTTTAATGCGTTCCAAGGAATGCCATCAAAGTATTGGTCACTAATACGAATAGCAATAACACTAGGCAAGTCCATCCACTTAAATGACAACTTGCCATCATCACCAATGGGTGCTAAGGGATCTGGAACACCTGCTTCAGCGGCTGCTCTATAATTTCTAACACCCTGTTTAATTGCTTCTGTGTTTTGTTGTTCGCGTTTGATGTAAAACTTACCATCTTCACGACCTGTTGTCACCATGATATTACCGCTTCTGTTGGCTTGTGTTCTAGTCCAGTCGCCTTTCATACTGCGATATAAATCATCGTTTTGAAGTAGTTTGTCTGCTACACCATTGTGGCTAGTGATTACACCACCGTGGTCTTGTCTGTAATAATCCCAGTTCTTTTCTGGGTTTGTGTTGTCTAAGTATTCAGATTGATTGTTGCTCATAGTGTTATTTAGTATCAAGGGAAAGGGCTCCTAAGAGCCCTTTCATTGTCAACTTAACTTTATTACAAATTAAGGAGTAACGTCGCCAGGACCGAAGTTTGTGCGTGTTACATAAGCGGCATTACGTGCCGCAGGTAATGCGCTTTGTGCATCAGTGCCTGCCTTGATGTTGTTTAGAACACCTACGCCTGCTGGGTTACGAACAATCAAAGTTCCTTCCATGATGAACTGATCTAAACTAGCGTCAGCGTTTGAGAACACTTCGTTGTTAGGTCCGAGATCACGTAAACTGCCCCACTGTACAACATCTTCATTCAAGAAGTAAATTGCGTTAGCGTTTACAGAATCCATAATCCAACTATCAAATATCTCATATGTGTAGTTGAAGTCACCTTCGTAAGTCTGAATTGTATCACCACGTGCTGAATCAACACGGTTAATACCTCTTGACTGTGGCATGTTATCGCTGATACTAGTACGGATACTTGTAGGAGCAACTACTGTGCGGATCTTAGCATTGTAGCGTTGTTCAGCAACTGTTACCAATTGCTTGTACAGCGCTGGGCTGAAGAATTGGTTAGTAAATGAACCACCTAAGAAAGCACTACCATTAGCGTAAACGCGGAAAGCGTTACTTGCTTGAACTGCTACGTCAGTGTCTTCGTTGTTGATGAAAGTATCAACACCAGTTAGTGAACCAGAACCAGCGGCTGGGTTAATAGATACTGTGCCTGCGAAAGCAGCCAATGAACCCATACGACGACCTGTTTGTCCTGCTGGTAAGCCACTGGCAACACCAGTTTGTCCAGCGTACTTTGTACCAATTTGGTCTGCACGAACTAGTTGTAACTCAACGTCAAACATAAGTTCAATTAATTGTTTTACTTCCTGATAGGCCTGTGGATCTCCACCAGCCTGCATAACAGCACGTGCTGTGCCTGAAGCGGCAATAGTTGTGCTGAAAATTTGCGTGTAGTTACCTAAGTTGTAACGACTATTAGATTCTGCATTAGCAGTACTAACAGCGGCACCTTCAACTTGGGCTTGAACGCCTGGTGTGCGATAAATGTCATCAGTCCACAATGGTAGTGTGCTGTTAACTTTACGCTTTTTAGACATACACATGTTGAGCACAGGTGTGTCGTCCTTGACCCTATTGGATACATCTAGATCCAAGTCTTTAACTACGATGTCAGATCCGTATGCTGTTGTTCCGTTACCGATCTGCGAAGTTGTAATTTCTGCCATGATATTATTCCTTTAAAATAAATTATCTCCTACCGCCACGAATACTCTGTAGACGTTGCATTAGTAGGTTGTCGCCGGCTTTTTTATCGCCAGCCTTGGCTTGTTCACGAAGTTTGTTGATGTTGTCATCTGAACCTTTGCTAGTGTTTGACGAACCTTTACGGCTTGTCAATGCGGCCATACTTGCTCCAGCAGTTTTAGTTGAGGGCTTATCGCGATAGCGTAATCCATCTCTAACCAAACTCAACAATGCTTCATCGCCTGCGATTAAATCAATGTTGGGAATTCCAGGCACTACTTCGCGTCTTGCTCCAGGGTAGACTTTTTCAATCTTCTCACGGAGTTCATTGTACACATACTCGTTTCGTAATTCCTTATCTTGGAAACCTTTACGAGCAGTGGTCAAAGCCTCACCCACTTGCTGACTGCGAATTTGTTTGAACTGTTCTACGGCAGGTTGCAAACGATTAATCTGCTTTTGTTGCTGTCGTATATACTGTTCATTCTGTGCCATGTTTGCTTGGATTCTTGCTACTTGCGTTGAATCTGTCGCACGTGCCAACTGCTGTTGAAAAGTATTTTGATATTGTTGTGTTTTAACAATTTCTTCATAGGCTTTTTTCAACTTGGGTTGAACTGTAAATTCCATTGCTAGCGTAAGTTGATCTTGGCGATTTTTAGATTGATTGACGTATTCGTCAAACTCTGCTCGCTCCACTTTCAACTGTCTTGCGTCTTCGTGTATTGCTGATCCTTGACCAAGAATGGCTGCGGCTTTCTTAGCGTCAATAATGACTTCTTTTCCATTTTTCATGAACATGAATTTTGCTTTAGGGTTACTATTCGCAAATTCAAGAAAGTCAATTAATTCTTCGCTAGTACTATCATTACTTTCAGTGCTTACCTCTTCAGGGGCATCTGCTTCTTGATTGTCGCTGGCATATTCTTCGTTGTTGGTATCATCAACTTCGGTACCCTCAGGTACCACAGAGGTTGAATCTGCTGCCGCATCATCTTCTCCTGTTGCAGTTTGCTCGGTTTGCTGTCTAATTAGATTACGCTGTGTGTTTTCACGCATAGCGGTCATTTTAGCGGCAATACTATCCATGCTGGGGACTGCGCTTTGAGTAGCGACCGCACCAGTATCGGTGTTAGGACTAATCGTTGTTTCCATTTATCTTCCTTGTTTAAACATTGGGCACTTCTGTAGTGTTACCAATGCGGTTTTTTAAGTAAACAGCCCTTTTAAGACTATTCACAAAATTATCAATACCTGCAAGTTCATTGCTAATAGCAATTCTCTTAGTATTGTCGTCTGACTGATGACTGCGAATGGAAGCAAGTTCATCTGCTAGACTAAATTTAAAATGATGAACAAACATTGCTAAATCTTTGTTCTTCAATAATGCTTCAGCAAGACTACCATAATGTCTAACTTGGTCTCGTTGACTTGTTGTTAGTTTACTAGGTTGACTCATGTCAACTGTTAGTCTGCTGTTGTAAAAATCTATTGTGTCGTTTTCTATCATATGCTATTCTGTTGTATGTTTATTTAGTGTTAAGAATACACCTTGGGCTCACCCATGGCCAAGGCCATAAAGTCCATTTGACTTTCAGCATCCTCACCAGCAACCTCTGCGGCAATTTGTTGTGTTTTAACTTTAGCCAACTCAGCATCAGCCAGGGTCTTTTGATCCTGCGGACTTGGTTGTTTGTTCTTCTGTGCTTCTTGTGCTTGTTGCATCATCTTACCAATTTCTTCATCACTTGGCAAATAAACATCACAGTCCTTGACACCTAATGTGTATAATGTATCAGCATAGGGCTTTTTAACTTTTTTGTACATTTCTGGTGATAGTGTGCCTTGACCAACCATGCTTTGAACTGTTCCCATTAAACCAGTTTGACATTTCTGTATTAGTTGTAATCTGTTCAATGCGTTTTCTTCACTATTCATACCCAACGCAAGTTCCAGTGTCAGTTGCTTACGGTCTGTCATACTTGTCATTTCATCCCAAGCAACATAGTCCATGAACTCGGGCTTTTTATCAGGACGGCTTTGAGAAGCAATCTTCTTGACACCAAAGTCATCACCATATTGTATTAGTGTGCGCCATACCAAGTACAAACTTTCTTTAAGTCCTTCTGCGGCATTGCGTACTGTATTGTCTTGAATGATTTGGTTAGGACTCAGGGCCATTTGTAGTTTAACACCACTATTGCCTGCTGCCATAACTTCTGGATTGAATACATCCTGTGGAGTAGTCATACCAATCATGGCCATTGTATCTTTTTGTATGCGGTTCATACTTGTTTCCAAGAAGTTTAAATTACCACTTGGAGGAGGAATTTGATAAATGTCTTTTGCTGGATCAAACTTGCTGTCCAAAATAAAGATAGCGGCTTCGCCATCCTGTAACATTTCAAAGTCTAACTTGTCTGGCTTGACACCAATACGCGGTGTAGCAGTTAACAAGCCCAGTTGTATTTCAGCACGTGCCGCTGATGTAGCATACTCCTGCATTGGAATAACACTTTCAGCAATACTCATACCATAGAAGTTTCCAGGTAAGGGTTTTGGACACATATTAGCAACAGGAATAAACTCTACTTCACGTGCGCTAATAATGTAACTGCCACTGTAAATTAATTCCACTAGTTCTAGTTCACCATCACCATCAATGTCATACTTGTTCCAAACAGTGACAATTGAAACTTGTCTTGAATCAGGATCTGCTGATGCCGCACTTGAAACAGGGATACCCATAACAGGAACTGAGTCACGTGCGTGAATAGCCAAGTTGTTTAGTACGCTACCTGCTTGGTAAGCACCATTCATGTTGTATTCGGCAAACTGTCTAAAGTTATCCAAGTCACCAACAATGCCAGGATACAATTCTGTTGCTTCTTGAATTGTCATTGGATCGTAGTAACCACAGAAGGGTTGATCTTTCATTTCAGGAACTGTTGGATCACAGATCCAGTAGTGCTGAGCAATAGGATGAAACTTGATGTTGATGTTGTAGCCAGTTACTTTGTATTTGGCTTTGTAAATTGTATTGCGAGTAATTGCCGCGTTGATAATTTCTTCTTGTCCAGTAACCTGTTTATCAAGCACTTCCATTTGCCCTGCGGCTAGTTCAGCGTAGTTGCCATCTTCATCCATGTTACGCATACTGGCCACGTGTTTGTCTACTAGTTCGTTTGCCAGTTCAGACTGTTGTCCACCTAACAACTGTTTAATTTCAGCCATTGCCTTGTCCATCATAACATTTACTTGGCGCTTGCTTTGGCGTAGCGTTGTTAGCCCAGACTCTGCGGCTTGTAATTCAAATGCTTTTAATTGGTCGTTGGTGCCTTCTGATTCAACATAACGAGTAACTTGTTCACGCACTGGTTTAATCATCATCATACCATTTTTGTGCATTACAGCATCCATGACCCAACGCTCTAATATAAAGTGTGGATCATTCATTTGGTTAACAACACGACTAACCATGTTGGTTGCTTGGCGTGCGGCTTCATCATCACTCTCATCATCTGCTACAAATTCAAAGTTAATTTCCCCATTGGGCATAAGTCCCTTGGCAATAACTGCTGTAGCGTAATCAACAATGGGTTTAACTGTGGGATGAATATAGTCAATGCCGTTTACAGGTGCTGTTGAGTCTGTAACTGCTAGGCACAGGTAGTGATAGTCACTGGCACGATTTACTGCGTTCTTTGTGCCCAAATAGCGCAAGTAAGATGCCATTTTGACATCCATCTGATTTTTCATGCGGACAAATGTAGCATTAATCTTTTTGTTTTGATTAATGTCCTGCACGGGGATATTTTTAATATCAAGCATTGTAATAGGTTCCCTTTACTAATATCTTATTTAGCATCAATGGAACTCACCAGGCATGATGATGCGTGGTTGGTTGTCTCTACGTTTTACGTATTCTTTGGCTTTTTGTAAATCACATGCTTGGCAATGCTGACTTTCATCCTCATCATCAAACTCGTAGATTGTATGTGGTACATCATTAGCAACCATTGCTATTTCAAATACCTGTGCGTGTCGTTCACACAATATAACAGGGGGTTGTTGCCCTACTGTTGTTAAAAAGCGTCCTGTTTTTTCCATATTATCCTTTAGGGTCAAATGATTTTTTCCAAGCAGGTTTGTTGCTATCATCTTTGGCAACATATCTATCACGTTGTGCTCGCATTCTATCTGCGGGCGATCTATTGTCCCAGGGTTCTGCTATTCCCTGTAAGCAAGCCAGCAAAGCGTAGCGACAACTATCAATACAGTCATCTGGGTCACTGAAGCGTCCTTTCTCATCCACAAAATAGTTTTGTGCTTCATTTAAAAAGTGTGTACAGTTTTCATTTACCATTAAATTGCCAACTTCTAACATTTGACGCATTTGGTTAATGCCATATGCCTTGTGATTAGTTACACGCCCTTGATTGTCTGCGGGATTCATAATTGCTTTTTCATAAACGTTAAGTTCGTATTGTTCAAATAGTTCTCTAATACTACTACTACTCATAGTGTATCTGCCAGCAGTATTAGCGTCAGCAGGTAACACAATAGGAGTGCCAAATACTTCTGGACGAAGCAAGTGATTTATATACTGGGTGGGCACAGCCTCTTCAATACCTTGTACTACAATCTGCTTGTGTAAAAAAGCAGTTCGTTCGTAAGGATCCCAATACATTAATGATATCACCGTTTTATCATTTACTAAACCCAAGTCAAGTGCTATAACTCTATGTATGTTCATCATACGTGTAAAGTCATACTCACCTGTTTTATATGTGGGCCAGTTGCCTAACTGGAACACAGCACCTTTACCCATTACTGGCTTACCAGCAATACGTGCTTCACGTTCATGTGGAAGGTAATCTTTTTCTAGTTGTCGTCTAGTTGCGGCCAGTAAGAATGGTTCTCCCCATGGACTGTATTCAGGAACATCGTCCCATGACACACGAATGTATTCATAGCCTTCTTCTTTGTTCCAAAACTTACTAACAAGTCCGTTAAGTCCTTTGAGTGGAGTAAACGAACACAAGACTTTACCTTGTGTTGTGGCAGTACGTGTTACAATCTCTGAGAAGAAGTCATCTGGTGGTTGTTCATCAAACACAGCAAGGTTAAGTTTGAAACCCTGTAGTTGTCTTACTTCCTGAGTGTAGTTAGCAAATAGTAGATAACTATTGGAACCACTAGTATGCCTAATTTCACAACCAATGTTATTAGCACCATCATTACGCATAGTGTCAGTAACAATGCAATTACGAGGTATGGCACCAGTGCCAAGATTTTCAGTAATTTTAACATCCTGTGTTCCTAATAATTCATTTTGTAATACAAGCGCAACCTGACTCCAGCCTTCACCTGCTACCATGGCAGTGATGGGAGTTGTAAATTTATAACCTTCCCACCAGTCGGGATAGATACCAGTTAAGTGCATGGCTGTTTCATAACAAGTGCTAACTGTTTTACCTACCCTGTTGGCCGCAAGTATTCCTCTACGATCTGAAGTACCAGTTTTAAAGAAAGCCTTTTGATGTTCAAACGGTCTAAAGTATTTGAGTTGATTATACTTCATATCATCTGCAACAACCATACTCAAATCCATCAATTGTGATTTCAATGGACCTGGTATTGTTTTAATTGATTCAATAGTTAAATCATGTTCATCCACTGCCCAACGCAATGCTCTGGACATTAATACATCATTGCCTAACATATTACCTTTGAAATTCTATTAGTGTAGAAATAAAGTGTTCTAAGTCTATGTCATCTAGTGTTAATTTAAAACTGCCAGTTTCATGCCCATGATGGTCAGATCGTGTCAGTGTAATAAACAATTGATCCTTATACCAAGAACCCTCAATGTCAACAGTGGCAGAATTATGCTTTGTCAGGTTCATTTGTAGTCTCCATGGGATAAGCGTGATGTAAATGAGCCAGTTTATCTAAGGCCACAGTTAAATCACGTATTTCTTCTGCTGTACAATTCCATGTTGTGGGATCTGCTAGGTCAGTGGGCTTGCGTGTTAAGATTGCTTGTAAGCGTTCTGCTGTTAATCGCATACAATGTTCAATCTGTCCAGGAAAACGTTTTAGAAACGCATCCCTGTGTGCCCCGTTGACTTTTTGCATGATAAGCGTATCGCGAACAATACGCTCCTGCTGTGCTTGATGGATCATACCATCACGAACTTCTGACGCGGGATTCATTTGTCAAGATCCCAAACATTACTAATAACATTATCACCAAGACTAATAAATTCTCTGTCAGCCCATGTGTCCCACTGATTGCTGTTGTTTACTTTGAAAC